CTCCTGCCCATGGCGGGCCTGGCCAACGACGGGCGGACCGTGCTTTCGTTCGACGTCGAGTCTCGGCTCCGCGGGTCTTTCGAGGATCTCATGAAGGTGGCCTCGGGCGCGGTGGGAGGCCCGATCCTCACCGCCAACGAGTACCGTGCCCAGGTGGGGTATCCACCAATCGAGGGCGGGGACGTGCTGGTCAAGCCTCTCAACATCACCAAGCCCGGGGATCAGGACCCGATCCCTGCCGACGACGAGGACACGTCCGACGACGGATCTCCCGACGACGGCGCCGAGGCCTCGGATACTGGCAAGGTGAACGGTCATCGTCTGGAGCTGGCCGCGGCCGTGACCAAGGTTCTGGAGGGAGTCCGCTAGTGGAGATCAAGTCTTTCCGGTTCGGGGAGGTCAAGGCAGGCCCCCAGGACGGCCTCGCGGAGGGGGAGATGCTGGCCTATGCCAGCATTTTCGGCAACGTCGACTCCTACGGGGACGTCGTGGTCAAGGGAGCGTTCTCCCGGACCCTCAAGGAGTGGAAGTCCTCCGAGCGGGTCCTGCCTCTGCTGTACCTGCACAACATGCACGACCCGTCCATGAACATCGGCGCGGTCACCGAGGCCTCGGAGGACGAGAAGGGTCTCAAGATCAAGACCCTGTTCGATCTGGACGAGGACTCCCCGGTGGCCCGCAAGGTCTACAAGCTGGTCAAAGGCAAGCGGATCAACGAACTGTCCTTTGCCTACGACGTCGTCAAGTCCAACATGATCCAGGACAAGGACCGCCCAGGCGTGTTCCGGGAGCTCCTGGACGTGGACCTCCACGAGTGCTCGGTGGTCCCTCTCGGCGCCAATCCGGATACCGAGGTGATCGCGGTCAAGTCCGCGGTGGAGTCCATGGTCCGCGGGATCAAGGCCGGCCGCACCCTGTCGGCGGCCAACGAAAAGACACTGCGCGCGGCTCACGAGTCCATCGTGTCCGCGGCCGATGCCCTGGCCACGGTGCTACCCTCGGCCTCGGACGACGCGGACGGAGATCCAGCCAAGTCCGGACCGACCCTCGGGGAGAAGGACCTGGAGGCGCTCGCCACGCTGGTGGCCAAGCTCCTCGGAACGGACCCGCCGAGCAAGTCCACTCCGGCACGGTCCGACCCTCTGGTGGCCCTGGTAGAGAGCTGGACTCTCCCCACGGTGTGACCTAGAGAGGCCTCCCTGGGGACCAACACAAGGAGGCATGTCGTGCCCACACTCATGGACAAGCGGACCGACCTGGTCAAGAAGGCCAACGAGCTCGTGGCAGGCCGCAAGGCGGCCGGGGCCGAGCTGAGCGACGAGGATCGTAAGACCCTCCAGGCGTTCGTGGACGAGGTCAAGAAGATCGACGTCGACCTGGAGAAGATCGAGCGGGACAAGGGTCTCATGGACTCTCTCAACTCGCTGGGTAGCCCGACCGGGGAGAAGGCCCCGGACAACGGCGCCAACGCTGGCACGGGCGAGACCAAGGGCGGCACCGCTGGCGACAAGCCCGCGCGGACCCTCGGCGAGCACTTCATCAAGTCCATGGGCGACAACATCGGCCGGCTGGGCGAGAAAGGGTCCGACTTCTGGACTCCGGAGTTCACTCCGCCGGAGGTCAAGGTCCCTGGCACTCAGCAGGTCACGGGATGGACCGAGGGTGTCCCGATCCTCACCGAGTACGACCGGACCATCGTCCAGGCCAAGCGCGAACGGCTCACCATCGCGGACCTTTGCGGGTCCGGGACCATCTCCGGCAATGCCATTTCCTATTTCGTGGAGGCGGCCATGCAGGGCGCATTCACCACGGTGGCGGAGGGCGCGGCCAAGCCGCAGATCAGTTTCGACAATCCGACAGCCAAGACCGACGCGCTCAAGAAGATCGCCGGCTGGATCGAGCTGACGGACGAGTTCATCGAGGACCTTCCGTTTCTCAAGTCCGAGATCGACACGCGGCTTCTCTACCAGCTCGGCCTTTTCGAGGAGGCGCAGCTCCTCAACGGCCCGGGCACGGGGACCACGGTCCTCGGCATTCGTGGACGTTCCGGCGTCCAGACCCAGGCCGCGCCGAACCTGGCCGCCGGCAACGCCGACGCGGTTTTCTCCGGCCTGACCAAGGTCAATACGGCCACGGGTCTGTTTGCGGACGGACTCATCATCCATCCCACCGACTACGAGAAGTTCCGTCTCAACAAGGACGGGAACGGGCAGTATTTCGGCGGCGGCTACTTCCAGGGCCAGTACGGCAACGACGGGATGATGACCAATCCCAATCTCTGGGGGATGCGGACCGTTGTCACCCCCGCGGCCACCCTCGGGGAGGTTTTCGTCGGGTCCTGGCGGATCGGCGCCACGGTCTACCGCAAGGGCGGCGTCCGGGTCCAGGCCACCAACACACACGCGGACAACTTCACCAACAACAAGGTGACGATCCGCGCGGAGGAGCGCGTGGCCCTCGCGGTCCGTTACCCGGCCGCGTTCGTCAAGGTCGCGCTGGCGGCATGGGACGACGTCACCCCGTAATCTCGGAGTGTCCCCCGAGGTAAACCCGAGAAGGAGATCCCCATGGCAGAGCAGCTCAAGATCTATCGGTACAACGTCAACGGCGTGGAGCACACCGCGCAGCTCTCCGCCGAGGACGTGGAGCGCTACGGCAAGGACAACGTGACCGAGGTCAAGGCCTCGGAGCCGGCGTCCAAGGCCCGCACCGCGCCGAACAAGTAGCCAGTGGCCGAGTACCCTCCGCACGGCCTCACGGCCGAGCGGCTGGCCACCTACGTGGCGTTCGACACGGCCACGCCGAACGTTGGCGTGGCCGTGGACGCGGCCGTGGACTATCTCCGGGCCACCGCCGGCTGGCATGTTTTCCCGGAGGTGACCGAGACCCTCGTCCTGGACGGGGACGGCGGCCACGTCCTGGTCCTCCCCACGCTGCGGGTCTCGTCGGTGTCCTCGGTCCGGATGCTCGGGGACCTCGTGGCGTCCACGGCCTACTCCTGGTCACAGAACGGGGAGGTCAAGCTCAAGGCCGATCATGCAGCGTGGACCGAGGAGTATCGGGGCGTGGAGGTCACGCTCACCCACGGGTTCTCCGATCCACCGCGGCTACTCAAGGCGTTGGCCCAGGTGGTCGCCACGGCCACGCTCAACCCTCTGGGAATCCCCGAGGTGATCGGGCCGTTCCAGTTCACCGGGGCCGCCGGCTCGTGGTCGGGGGAGCCTGCGGCCACTCTGGAGAGGTTTACGTTGCCGTGGAGAGCGTAGAGAGGATCCGTGGAGCCACGAGAGACGAGAATGACGCGCCGGTCCCCGGCACGTCTGTCCCCCTCCTTGCGATGGCCGTCTCTCCTGGCTCCAGCCTGGCGAACAAGGACCGCGGCCGTAATGGCGCCAAGGTGGCCTACACGGTCTACTTCTGGCCGGCGGCCGACCTCCAGGACGGGGACAAGCTCAAGGTCCGCGGCACGACATGCGATGTAGCCGTGCTGGATTGGCGTAGTCCGTACACGGGTAGGAGGGGCCTCGAGGTCCTCTGCTCGGCCGGGAGGGGATGACCATGGCCGGCGGCCGACCAACGTTCAAGATGGACCGGAAGGGGATCTCGCAGGTCCTCAAGAATCTGGGGCCGGTCACCACGTCCAAGGCCAACGACCTGGCCGAGAGGGTCCGCTCCAGCCATCCCGACGTCGAGGTGGACGTCCAGGCCTACACGACCGACCGCGCGGCGGCCACGGTCATGGTCAAGGACAACCGCGGCAAGGAGCTCCAGATCACCGAAGGAATCCTCACGCGCGCCGCGGCGGCCGTGGGCCTGGAGGTGAATCCGAAGTGAGAACGTGCATCGTTTATCGGACCCAGGCCCAGAGTCTCAAACCGGAGTTCGAGCAGGCCAATTACAACGATCCGGACGTCCCGCAATTCGAGGCGTGCGTGTTCTCCGATGGGAGAGTGGCGCAGCGGTGGCTTACGGTCACTGGGTCAATGGTCTGGTGGGATAGCTGGGAGGCGCTGTGCAGTGTGCATATTTACGCTCATCCTGATTACGGGACCCGTGTCGAGTGGAGCGACGGGGAGATAGACGAGCTGTGACCAATGTCTACGTCCCGGAGGAGCTCCCTGCCGGCCTGCTCCGGGACCACCTCAAGGAGCACATGGCCGGCAAGTACCCGACCCTGACCTACGGCCTGGGCCTACCTGGAGATTGGCGGGCCGAGGATTCTCCGCCGGCTCTGGTCGTGTACGACGACTCCGGCCCTCTGCGCTACCCGGTGGAGACCCGGCCGGTCCTGCGCGTGGCCGTGTGGACCGACTCCCTCCCGTTGTCGCGCGCGATAGCCAGCTACGCGCTGGGCCAGGCCTTGAGCCGGCGGGCCGAGGGTTTCGCCAATATCCTTCCGGGGACTTCCGTGATGGACGCGCGGGACAGCAACAACGGCGGAATCGTCGCAGGTTTCACGGTCCGGACCCGCATCCGTACTACTCTTGTGGTCGAGCCCTAGACGGCCTTGGCGCCGACACCTACAAACTGGAGGTCACCGTGGCCGGAAACCCGACGAACGTCAAGATCTGGGAGGACGCGGACGTTCGTATCCTCAAGCCCTCCGCCATCGTGGACCCTGCCACGTTCACCACGCTCACTCCCGCGGATATTGACGAGCCATGGGATCCGCTCTGGCTCCTGGCGGGCCTGCTCAACGGATCGGACGGCTTCGGGGAGTCCCGCGAGTGGGACGAGAGCGAGCATACGGCTTGGGGATACGGCCTGGTCAAGGTCTCCTCGCGCAACTTCAAGATGACGCGCACGTTCACCGCGTTGGAAGCCAATGCGACGACGGATTACCTCTACTCCCCTGGTGACACCGCGGGCAAGGTCATCGTGGCCAAGCCTGCCCTGGCCTACCTCGGTTTCGAGACCACGGCCGACGACGGCACGGTGGAGCGTCTCATCACGACGATGCCCTCCCGCATCACGGCG